TCGGTTGGGACTTCGCGGGCGGTTAATATTGCAGGTTGAAGAACAGTTCTCCGGCATACGCAACCGTTTTGGCGACCCGCACAGATGGACAGAATGGCGCGATGCCAAAGTCACGGATCTCATGCCGTCGCACCTTCCTGTCATTCTTCCGAAAGAAAAAATGGGTGAGCAATGAGCCGCCGCAAACACAAATCCCGCCCCAAGGCTCAGCCTGTCGCCCATGCCGAGGCCCCGCGCAAGAACCTGCCCGCCGAGGCGCGGACGCTGATTGCAAATGTCCAGAATGACATCACCATCCCCTATTACTCGGGCCTGCTCCAGCATGCTGACGATACGCTGATCCAGCAGGGCGGCGGCAAGGGGCTGGCACTTTACGATGAGATCGAGCGCGACACCCATGCCGGGGCGATGCTGGAAAAGCGGCGCAATGCCCTGATCTCGCGCGTCTGGGAGGTGGAGCCGGGCGGCGATCTGCCCCGCGACAAGCGGGCGGCGGAGCTGGTCGAGAAATGCTTCAAGGCGCTTCCGTTCGACCAGATCTGCAAAGGGTTGCTGAAGGCGACCCTGAAGGGCTTCGCCGTGGGTGAAGTCGTTTGGAAGCGCGACGGTTCGGAAATCCTGCCTGCGTCCATCGTGATCCATGATCAGCGCCGTTTCGGCTTTGACCGCGACTGGCAGCCCAGGCTCCTGACACTGTCGAACATGCAGCCCGGTGAGCAGCTGCCCGAGCGCAAGTTCGTTGTCCATCGTTTCGGTGTCGAGGGGAATAATCCCTATGGCCTCGGTCTCGGCAGTCGATTGTTCTGGGCCGTGCTGTTCAAGCGCGAGGGCATCGCCTTCTGGCTGCACTTCCTCGAGAAATTCGCGGGGCCGACCGTGGTAGGCAAAACGCCCTACGGCATGCTGACGGAAGAACAGAACAAGCTCCTGAACACCCTGCTTTCGGTGCGCACCGCATCGGCCATCACGGCGCCCATCGGGACCGAGATCGAGTTTCTGGAAGCCAGCCGCTCCGGCACCGTGACCTATGAGGAGTTCGTGAGCTACTGGGACCGGCAGATCTCGATCTGTGTCACCGGAGAAACCCTGACGACACAGGTCGGGGCTAATGGCGGCAATCGCGCCCTGGGCGAAGTCCATCAGGAGCAGCTGGACGTGCTTGCCGACAGTGACGGCGACCTGCTGGCGGATACCCTGCGGTCGCAGCTCTGCCAGTGGATCGTCGATTACAACCTGCCCGGCGCGGCCGTCCCCAGCGTCTGGCGCATCCGGCCGAAGAATGAACAGGCCGAGGCCGGAACCCGCAAGACCAAGGCCGAGGCCGCGAAGGTGCTGGATGACGCCATCAAGCAGATCGTGAAACAGGCCGGGGCATTCGAGGATGATGAGGTGGCGCGGGAATACATCGTCAGCTTCGACATCACCGATGCGCTGTCCGACAAGGCCATAGACGCCCTGGTCGAGGCCCGGCATGATTTCGCGGGGGCCGATGTGGAACCAGATCCCTTCGTCACCGGCGATCCAGCCATGTTCTCGGCCACCCGGCTCAAAAAAAAACGCTGACCCACCGTCACGTCTGTTTCTCCGAACCCGGCGGGCCGGTTGACCGGATCACCGAACAGGCGCTGGCGGCGGCCGAGGGGTATTTCACCAAACGGGTCGCCGCGATCCGGGCGGTGCTTGTGGATGCCATAGAGGTTTCGCCGCTCGAAGATATCGAGGTCTCGATCTCGAGAGGCATCCTTGACCTTGCCGCCCGCTGGACGCCCAACTCCCTCGATGCGATCTTGTCCCCGGCGATGGAACTGGCAGCGCTGGAGGGGCGCGAGGCGGTTTTCGCGGAGATGGACGGCCCCGCCTTCGCCGACGAGGCACAGCCGATCCGTCAGGAATTCCGCGACCAGATCGACTTCCTGACGCAAAAGCGCCTGAAGCCCACAAAGGTCTGGACTGACGCCATGCACGGCGATCATGACCGCGCCTTTGTGGTGGCGGGGGCCACCAACATGGCGATGCTCGAGGAATTTCATTCGGCTGTCATCAATGCGGCCCGCACCTATGACATCGGCACCTTCGGCAAGGAGTTCGACCGGATCGTCGACAAATACGGCTGGTCCTACAACGGCGGCCGCAACTGGCGCGTCCGCACGATCTTCGAGACCAATATCCGCACCTCCTACATGGCAGGGCGGCTGCGCCAGATGCGCGACCCTGATCTGGTCAAGATCCGACCCTATTGGCGCTACCGCCATGCCGACACTCGGGTGCCGATGAACCCGCGCCCGGAGCATGTGGCCTGGAATGGTATGGTTCTCATGCATGATGATCCGTGGTGGGATACCCATTTCCCGCCGAACGACTGGAAATGCTCCTGTGGCGTCGAAACCTTGTCGCGCGGCGATCTGCGGCGCCTGGGCAAGTCCGGCCCGGATACCGCGCCGGAAGTCGTCCGCGCGCCCTTCACCCACAAGGCCAGCGGGGAGACCGTCATGCTGCCCGAGGGGATCGGCTATGGCTGGGACTATCAACCCGGTAACCTCTGGGAGCGTGGTCTGGTGCCGTCCGCTCTGATCGACGAAGGCGGCGGTCTGATCCATGAGGGGCGGCATGCGGTCCAGATCGATCCCCCGGCGCCGTTGCAGGATCTTCTCGACGCGGCCAAGCCGTTCTCTGCCCGGCCACTGCCGGAAGCGGGCCTGTCGGACGAGGATTACGTCCGGGCGTTCCTTCAGCCGTTTGGTGCGGATATCGGTCGCGCGGTTCTCTGGACAGATGCAGCAGGCCATGCCGTCCCGATATCGGAGGAGCTCTTCCGCGCGCGGGATGGCCGGTGGAAGGTTGGCAAGCGCGGTCGGGCGCGGCTTACGCCGCTGATGGCCGAGGCCCTCATCGACCCGGATGAAATCTGGCTCGGCGTTGCGGCGAAGCCCGATCCGCTGGACGAGACGATTCAGGAGCTGCTGGTCGACCGCCGCTACATACGGGTTGATCCCGATCTGGGCATTGTTGTCGTGATGGAGGTCGGGCGGCGCTGGTGGGAGCCAATTACGGTCTACGATCCGACCAAGAAGAATGGCCAGCCTGATCCCAAGCTGCTGGACCGGCGGCGCGGCGGGAAATTGCTCTGGAAACGCAAATGACGGCCAGGGCGATCCGACCGTCATGATCGAAGAGCCTACCAGGGCCATCGCCGCCACGTCTCTTCAACCCCAGAAACATAGCCTGAAAGGTGCGAAAATTCAATGACCGGGATCAAGATCACCGTCGAGTTCAGCCAGGACGAGGCCCGCGCCGGTCTGCGCGCCCTGATCGAGCGCATGGAAGACCGGCTGCCGTTCTACAAGTCGGTCGGCGAACGGATGCTGACATCGTCGAGGGACCGTTTCGAGACCGAAACGGCGCCTGACGGATCGCCCTGGCAGAAGCTCAGCCAACGGCGGATCAGGCAGCGGGAGTATCTGAAGTTGACGCCCATCCATATTCTGCGGGCGCGCGGCTATCTCGCCGGATCTCTCAACTATGAGGCCAGCGCGGATCAGGTGGAGGTCGGTTCAGCTGTGGCCTATGCCGCCGCCCACCAGCTGGGCGCCCAGATCGAACAACCGGCCCGCGCGGCCAAGATCTACCGAAAGCGGGAACCAGATGGCCAGATCGGTCGCCGGTTTGTCAGGAAGTCTGAAGCCGATGTCGTCACCGATGTCACGATCCCGGGGCGCAAGATCAGCATCCCGGCACGGCCGTTCCTTGGCCTGACCTCGGATGATGAAATGGGCATCCGCGAAGACGCCGAAGACTGGCTGATCCGGTGAATTTTTCGAACCGCGAAAAGCGGCCCGCAGGGCGGTTTGATCGTCATCCGGGCGCAACGGCCCGCGCAAGAGGCGTCACCCCCGTCAGCCCCCCGTCAGGATCGCTGTGCGGGCGTGTTTCGCCGGGATCGACGGTTCTGGATTGATCGGCGGGCCGTTCGGCCCCATGATGACCCCGCTTTGCCATCGTGACCTGTCGGACCTCGGGTCCGGCCACATGGCGTTTCGCGCCCTGTCATGTTGCCCGGAGTTTCACCCGGATGCACCATGACCGACACGCCTCTCACCGCCCGCATCGAGGTTTTCCGCCCCGGCACATTCCGGCCGATGGAGGGCGACCCGATCACCTATTCGGCCGCCGACCTGCGTGCCATCGCCGATGCATATGACCCGGCGACGGCCCCGGCGCCGGTTGTCGTCGGGCATCCCTCGACCGATGCCCCGGCCTATGGCTGGGTCCAGAGCTTCGAATATGCCGACGACCGGCTGTTCGCCAATCTCCACGAAATCGACCCCGTCTTTGCCGATATGGTGAAGGCCGGGCGGTTCAAGAAAGTGTCGATGGCGTATTTCTCGCCGTCGCAGCCGCACAACCCGGTGCCGGGCAACTGGTATCCGAAGCATGTCGGGTTCCTGGGGGCCGCCGCGCCGGGCGTGCCAGGCCTGAAGAATGCGGCCTTCTCTGCCGATGCGCCTGCGGCGGCGATCTTTACTGCCCGCTTCGGCGAGCCTAGCTTCGAGGAAACCGCCTCGCTTCTGCGGACGATCCGCGATCTTTTCATCGAGAAATTCAGTCTGGAAGACGCGGAGCGTGCGCTGCCGTCCTATCGGCTGGAATGGCTGGCCGAGACCGAACTTTCCGAAAAGCCCGGCCCGGCCGGTTTCTCCGCCGGTGACTTTACGCCGCCGCAACCCTCTGAAAATCACCAACCGAAAAAGGAGCCCGCTGTGACTCAGCAGCCCGATCCGGCCTTCGCTGCACGCGAGGCCGAGCTTTCCGAGCGCGAAAAGAAGATCGCCGCCCGGGAAGCCGCCGCCGCCCATGACGAACACGTCGCCTTTGCCGAGCGCCTTGTCCAGGAGGGCCGTCTGCTGCCCGCTTCGAAAGACAAGGTGGTCGCCATTTTCGACGTGCTGCCCGGTCATGCTGCCGTCAGTTTCGCCGAAGGCGCCGCGAAGCTGACGCCCATCGCAGCCCTGCGTGAGGTGCTGGAGGCGCAGCCGAAGGTGGTGTCGTTCGGCGAGATGGATCTTGGCGACGGCCCTGGCACCGAACGGGCTGTCGAATTCGCCGCCGATGGCAAGGCTGTCGATCCGGCCGGTCTCGCCCTCCACAACAGGGCGCTCGCCTTCCAGCGCCAGCACCCCGGCACGGCCTATCTTGACGCCGTCGCGGCCGTTTCCTGAAGGAGCCAAGAAAGCACCCCAATACCGTCATCGGTGATCCGGGTGCGATCATCCGCATCGGCACTGCCCGCCTGAAGGCTGTCGGCGCCATTTCTGCCGGTGGCGCGGTGGTGTCGGCTGCCGCTGGTGGTGTGCAGGCACAGGGTGCTGGCACCAATCGCTTCGGCCGTGCGCTCAATGCCGCCGCCGATGGCGAATTCGTCACCATCGTCTTTTCCATCAGCTGAGGACCGTCTCCATGGCCCCCTTGAATACTCGCACCGCGCAGGTCGTTGATCCGATCCTCTCGACCTATGCGCGGGGCTATCGCAACGATGCCTTCATCTCGCATCTTCTGTTTCCCCGCGCCACGGTTCCGAACCGTTCGATGCGGACGCTGAAGTTCGGCAAGGAATCGTTCCGCATGCTGAACACCCGGCGCGCGCCGGGCGCCGACAAGAAGCGCATCCAGTACGGCTACGCATCGGACCCGATCTCGCTCGTCCAGGATGCGCTGGAAGCAACGGTGCCCATTGAGCATCAGGAAGAGGCCGGTTCGGTCCCCGGTATCGATCTGGCGAAGGGTGCCATCGACATGGTGCTCGACGTGGTCGATCTTGGCCTCGAACTCGAATGCGCGCAAATGGCGCGCAACACGGCGAACTATGCCGCGTCGAACAAGGTTACCCTGACCACGACCGCCCGCTGGACGCAGTCCACCTCGGCCCCCAAGGCAGATATCAAGGCAGGCAAAGAGGTCATTCGCCGTATGACCGGCCGTTACCCCAATACGCTGATCCTCGGGCCGAATGCCGCCAATGCGCTGACCGAACACCAGACCTTCAAGGATCAGTTCAAATACACCTCGGCCGACTCGATCACGCTGGACATGCTGGCCCGTTCGCTCGAGCTGGACAATGTGATCTCCGGCAAGGCGGTCTTCCTGCCTGAAAATGCGGGGGACGATGTCCCAGCGACGGATATCTGGGGCGATGACGCGATCCTCGCCTATGTCCCGAAGGGCACCAACTACCGGGTTCCCGCCTTCGGCTACACCTATGAGCTGTCGGGCTACCCGCAGATCCAGAAGCCGTATTTCCTGGACAGCAACGACAGCTGGATTTACGGCACGAAGACCGAGCGCCGCCCCTATATCGTTGGTGCTGACGCGGGCTTCCTGTTCCAGAATGCGGGGCAGAGCTGATGGCTGACGCGCTGGTGAAAGTGCGCCTGGCGCATGCAGTCAAGATCGGCACCCGCTGGCTTCCGCCCGGTGAGCATGACGTCACTCCTGAAGACAAGGCCGTGCTCATTGCTTGCGGGGTGCTCGTCGAAGCCACGCCGGAGGCCGTGACGCCGCAGGGCAAGCTGATCACCGTGACCGAAGAGCAGTTCGCGCAGGCCGTCGCCGCCCAGGCGAAGGCGCTGGCCGAGGCCGTCAGCAATGCCGCTGTCGAGGCGGCCTGTGCCGAGATCATCGCTGAGCGCGACACGGCGGTTGAGGGCGTCGAAAACCTCAATGGCCGCGTCGAGGCGCTGGAGGCCGAACTCGAGGCCGAGCGGGTTTCGCATGACGAAACCCGCCAGCAGCTGGCCGAGGCGACGAAGGCGCCGGATCACACCAATACCCCCCCGAGCGAGACGCCCGCAGAGACCGCCCCGAAAAAGAAGGGCGCAGCGGGCACCACCAAGGGCTGATGCAGCCCCGCGCTTGGGGCGGACGCGCCCCAGGCATCCCTCTCACCAGCCAGCAGAGAGCTTTCCATGACCACCATCGTCAAGGTCATTGCCAGCAATGAACGTCCTGTTCGCGTGACGAGGATCTCCCCGACCGCTGCCGCTTCGCATGACGAAGAGCAGGTCAATCCGGGTGAGGTCCGCACTTTCTATGCGCATCAGGGACAGGATCTGCGCATTCACGAAATCCAGCCGGTCGAGGCGCCTGCGGAAGCCGTGACCCATACCGGCCTGCCGGTCGCGGGCTACCGGCCCCAGTCGTCGGTGAACGTTGCGCGCGTCAATGCCGTCAAACAGACGGAAGAACGTCTCCTGCGGCTGCTCGACGAGCTGAAGGCCGATTCCGAAATCGACCAGCGCTGGCTCCAGATCGGCCGCACATCCATCGAACAGGGGTTCATGGATGTCGTGCGCTCCATCTTCAAGCCGGAGCGTGTGGAGCTGGCCGAATGATCGACGCGCCCGTTTACCGCAGCGCCCTTCTGTTCGGCGGTATCGCAGCCGCCCTTGCCGCGCTGATCCTCTGGCTGGTGACGCCCTCGGCGCGGTCGATCCTGCATGATCTGACCACCCCGCCGGTGGCGCGCTGCGCCTCGGCCGAGAGCCATGACATGCGCCCCGCCTGCATGGTCAGCCTGCGCGCGACCGCGCTGAACGGCCGTCATCGGGCTGGCGCCACCTGCCACGGCGACCTGGGCGCCCCGACCGTCAGGATGTTGGGCTGAGCCATGACGCAAGACCTTTATGACCGCGCCGTCCAGTTGCTGCTGACCGAACGTCGGGCTTCCACCTCCCTGATCCAGCGCCGCCTGGGCATCGGCTACAACGACGCCGCACGCCTGATGGAGCGCATGCAGGCCAATGGCATCGTCTCGGCGCCGGACATCGTCGGTCGGCGCGAGATCCGCGCGCAGGCAGGTGAGAAATGAGCTATGCCTCGCTCCCTGATCTGATCGCGCGGGCCGGTGATGCCGAGATCAGGCAGATCGCCGACCGTGATCGTGATGGCACTCCCGATCCTGACGTCATTGCGGCCGCGCTGCTGGATGCCGACAACGCAATCGACGGATATGTCGGCGCGAGATACGACCTGCCGCTGCCGACGGTGCCCGCCCTGGTCAAGACCTGGGCGGTGTCGATCTCGCGTTACATCCTGCACCGCAATGGCGCACCCGATCATGTCCGTCAGGATTACACCGACGCCGTCGCCGCGCTGAAGGACGTCGCAAGCGGCCGCATCGCATTGCCGGTGGGGGCCAATGATCCCGCGCCGGTCAGCCAGACCGGCCAGATCATGGCGGCGCATCCGCCCGAGGTGTTTACACCGCAGAAGCTCGCGGGGTGGAAGTGATGCTGTCCGAGATCCTCGCCCGTCTCGAAGCTGTCCTTTTGCCGCTCGGTCGATGGGTCGCGGTGGAGATCGCCGAGGATATCGACGCGGTCGGGGAGATGGCCGGGCTGGTCGAGAGCGGGACCGCGATCATCATGCCATGGCGCGAACGGGCCGGGGCACAGCAACTGGCGACGGGGGGCCACCGCCAACGCGTCGAGACCCAGTTCATGGTCGGCATGGTGCTGCGCAACTACGACCAGAAGATGGGCGGCGACCGCGCGAAGAGCTTCGACGCGCTGAAGGCTGATATGGAAGGCGCCCTCGCTGGCTGGGAACCCGACAGTTGCGACGAACCCTGTGAACTGATCGGGGGCGAAAGCAGCCCGATTTCGAAGGGCGTCAGCATCTACGTCCAGACCTGGGCAACGGCCCGTTTCCTCGAAGGAGTTTGACCATGGAACAGCCCGTCACCGGCGGCAGCTACATCCGCGATCCCGCCACCGGCGCCCTGACCCGCGAAGGCGAAACCGCACCCGCTGTCACCCCGTCCCCCGAAGTCGAGCCGGAAACCCCGGCCGAGCCTGTGAAACCCGTGAAGAAGGTCCGCTGATATGGCTGCCCGCCGCTGGAAGAAACTCGCCATCCTGCTGAAGCCCGAAACGGTCTACGGCACCGATGTCGCCCCCGCCGCCGCCGATGCACTGATCGGCCGCAATGTTACCTTCACCCCGATTGTCGGGGAGCGGGTGAGCCGCGACCTGATCCTGCCCTACATGGGCAATCAGGGAGTTCTGCTCGCCGGAACCTACGGCCGCATCGAGTTCGATATCGAGATCGCAGGTTCCGGCGCTGCTGGCACGAAACCCAAATGGGGATCGGCGGCGCGGATCTGCGGCATGTCGGAGACCGTTCTGGCCGGTGTGTCGGTGACCTATGCGATCATCGAGGAAGCGCTGGAATCGGGATCGCTTTACTTCGTCATGGACAAGACCCGTCACGTCCTTCTGGGCGCGCGCGGCAACATGACCTTGCAGTTCAACGCCAAGGGCATCCCGTATTTCCGTTTCACGATCCTCGGGCTTCTCGGCACGATTACCGATATCGGTGCCATGCCTGCGGTGTCTCAGGCGGGCTGGACCAAGCCTGTGGTGGTCAGCAAAGCGAATACCGTCCTGACGCTGCATGGCTGGACCGCCGTTGCCGAGCGCGTCGAGATGAACCTTGGCAACGAGGTCACGCCCCGTTTCCTGATCGGTGACGAAAGCATGATCGTCTCGGATCGCAGCGCTACCGGCACCGCCGTGGTCGAGGCCCGGCCGATTGCCGAGATTGACTGGTTCACCATTGCACTCACCCGCGCCCGGGGGGCCATGTCGCTGATCCACGGCACGATTGCCGGGAACATCGTCGAGGTCATCAACCCGGCCGTGGAGGTCGGCGAGCCGACGCTGGGCCAGACCAACAACATTGCCAACTACAGTCTGCCGCTGGACCTCTGCCCCGACGCGGGCCGGGACGAGATGCAGATCATCGTGCGCTGATCCACACTCCTTATATAGGGCCATTCCCCATGAAATTCGTTCTCGGCAAATCCTCCTCGATCTGGTGGCCGGTCAGCATCCAGCGCCCCGACCCGGAAAACCCCGGCCAGACCGTCAAATCCAAGCTTCAGGCCCTGCTCGTCCCGCAGCCGCAGGACGCGTTCCTCGCGGCCCAGGAGGAGATTTCCAGGGTGCGTGGTCTGCGGGCGCAGGCGACGGCCGAACGTGAATACCTCTCCACCCGGATCGAAGGCTGGGAATGGCCTGATGCGACCGATGATGAGGGCAGGCCGGTGGGGATGACGCCCGCAACGCTGGCTCTCGCGCTTCAGGAGGGCTGGTTTCGGAAAGGTCTCTGGCGCGCGCTGAACGAAATCGGGCTGGGAGAACCCGCCGAGGGAAACTGACCGCCGCTGCCCGCGCCTGGGCGTTCGCGCGCCTCGGCCGGGCAGATGACCGCGTGCCGGTCGCCCTCGATGACGATCTGCGCGCCGAATTTGCCGAGATGGGTGCCGAGGTGGCGCCCGTTCCTGACACCCCCATGACGGTATCCGAGGACTTCGAGGTCATGCCCTGCAACTGGCAATCCGTCTGCGCCTTCCTTGCCTGCGAAACGCAGTGGCGGGCCGTGCCCATGACGCTGGGCCAGATGGCGCAGGTGGTGACCGAAGTCGTCTGGCTCGGCCTCGACTATGTCGCCGTCGATGTGGTGCTGCGCCGCATGGGCCTCGGTGACGAGGTCTTCGCCGACCTTCAGGTCATGGAACGCGCCGCCCTCGATGTCTTCGCGGAGGTACGGGGATGAGCGGCAAGCAGTTTGTTTTCAGCCTGCTCTTCAAGGGCGAGAACGCCGGAGCGAAGGCAGCGGCGCGCGAGGTCGAGCAGGGTCTGGACGCGGTGCAGGGTCAGGCCCGGCAGACCACCGTCGCCCTGAAGGGCAATGCCGAAACGCTGGAACAGGAGGCGCGGGCCTCGCGCAAGGCTGCTGATGCGGCCCGTGATCTGGCCCTCGCCGAAAAGCGGGTGCGAGATGAGGCGGCTCGCAGCCAGGGCGCGCAATCCCCCACCGTTACCCTTGACCCGAAGCGCGTGGAGGAGCTGCGCGAACGCTATGTCCCGCTGGCAAAGGTCCAGAAGGACTATGCGCAGGATCTGGAGCGGATCGCCCTTGCCGAACGCGCTGGCGCCTTGACCAAGGGCGAAAGCGCCATGGCACAGGCCCGCCTGAAGGCCAGCTTCGAAGCCGAGTCGGAGGCCATCACCCGCAGTTCCGCCGCCCTCTCTGCACATGGTCGCGTGGTGCGGCTGACGGCACATGAGCGCCGCAACCTCATGTATCAGGGCAATGACGTGTTCCAGTCTCTGGCGCTCGGCATGCCGATGTCTCAGGTGCTGCTCCAGCAGGGGCCGCAGATCGTCCAGATTTACGGCGGTATCGGCAACACGATGCGCAGCCTGGCGGAGGGCCTCACCCTTGCGCGCACCGCCGCGACAGGGCTGGCAGCCGTCGCCATCATCGGCGCCACGTCCTGGAATGGTTACCTGAAATCGGTGAAGGAGGTTGATACCGCCGCCGCTGGCCTCGGGCGCGGCATGGCGGGCACCCGTCAGGAACTGGAGGCGGCCGCACAGGCCGGGGCCGAGGCCGCAGGGATTTCGGTCAAGGCCGCCCGATCCATGGAAGCCGCCTTCCTGCGCACGGGCAGGATCGACGGCAGCAATTTCGAAGGGTTGATTGGCCTCTCCAGAGATTTCGCGGTCACCATCGGGGCCGATGCGCAAGCCGCCGGTGCTGCCCTGTCGGAGATCTTTGCCGATCCGGCGAAGGGTGCGGATGTCCTTTACCGGCAATATGGCCTGATTTCCGGGGCTACGGCCCAGCTGGCGAAGGATCTGTCCGCCCAGAACCGGCAGGCCGAAGCACAGGCCGTGCTGATCAAGGCTTTGCCTGCAAGTCTCGCCAATGCGGAAGAGGCCACCACCGCGCTCGGCCGTGCGTGGGCTTATGTCGCGCAAAAGGCCGGTAACGCCGGTGATGCCATCGGCGGCGCAATCGACAGGGCGATTTCCGGGCCGTCGCTTGATGAACGTATCGCAGAGGTTCGATCCCGTATCGACAGCATGCAGGGACGCGACTGGTCCGCTGGAATTTTCGGGAACCGGACTGGCGGGGTCTATGCCGGTGCCTATCAGGAGGATCTGGATCTTCTCGCGGATCTTACCCGTGAGAAGCGCAGCCGGGATGAGGCAGCCGCTCGACAGCGCCAGCAGGCAGCGGCTAACCGGCTGACAGCGCCCGCCCTTGCGCTGGCCGAAGCCAGCCCGGCAACGCAGTCGTCACGCCAGCAGCGCGATCTGTCCAACCAGATTGCGGCGCTCCGGGCGGGGCGCGATGCTGACGGGCTGTCGGCTGAGCAGCGGGACGAGATCACCCGGGCAATC